GCCAGTACCAATTGTACACTCACCTGTGATCAACTTTTTTACTATACCATCACTTAAACCTGTTTTTCGAACAACTGTACTCTTAAACAGCAATGGAACATGCCTGTTACCTGACCTATGTTTAATACTAAATATCGTACTTAGAATTGATTGTAGATATTCCCTGCAATCTAAAACTTCAGTATTTTCCCAATTTCCATTAACTCCACTCGCAATAACTCTACACAAATAACCATAAGCATGATGTCGTCCAATTCCCATTCTCAAAAATTCACCACACTCTCTTCCAACACTCTGCTTTGAACTATTCAGCTTAAATGAGCACTCGCGTAAATTACCAATCAATTTATAGATCGAACTCAAATCAGATAAACCTAAAATCGTGTCATCGCCCGTATGCATTGAAAAATTGTTTGAAAAAACAAATTGGTCTGTATACAACATGTAAGCCCTATTTAAAATTGAATTGCAAAAACTTGTCATCCTATGACCACTACACAAACCGCCACTGATTAAGCCAATTACTTTACCAGACACACTAACTGTCATATTATCAATACTTGCTACTAATCTGTCAAGATAAGCCTTTGGATAATTGACATACTCACCAACTGTTTTTAATAGAGTTTTTTGACTGGCTAATGAGTGTTGAGCATTGAAATCATCATAATCCAAAGCAACATAATATAACTTATTTGACTCTTTAACACGCTGAACAATTCCAACCCGCCCTTTAAGATCAGGGTTGAGAAGCACATTCTTATTTTTCCATCCAGTTTCAATTGGTCTGAGAAAATGCTCAAAACATGTGTAACTAACAGTGTCACTTGCCATAAGTAAGCGCCTACGCCCAGGTTCATTCTTATCACTCGCGGTTATGTAACTACGACCTGCCCATGTTGTAAGCGGATTATTAACCCAGTTTTCCATAGCAACTTTTCTAAAAAGTGGTAATTTAGTATCAATCAACCATGAAGGTTCAACTCGCTGTAATGCCTTTGAATGCCCACCATTTTTGGACCACATAATTCGTTTAGACCAAAAAATATCTGGGTGTTCAAATTGAACATTTTCATTCGGCAATTCCTCGTGTAGTATTTTCAAAATACACTCACCTAATTTGTGTTGATCAATATTATCAACACACCTAATCCTTCCACCAGTGCCAGTTCTTTCCCATGCTTCAAAACCCAAATCAATATCACTATAACTACGACCAAACATTCTGTCACTTTCACACAACATTGCACCTAATTGTGTAACCTGTAAACCATGACCCTTTATAATATTACTTAAGTGCTTGCCACTCTTAGGAAATTGTAGTAAACTACATGCTGTCATAAAACCATCATCAACATAGCCTCGTAATGAAAACCCTAATAATAAAACGCAACACGCGATATCATTACTCATACCATGCATAAATTGACTAGCCAAAATAAATTCATCGTATGCCTGAACGTCGATTTTCACAATTTCATCTAGTAATTCACTCAAATATATATTAGCTTTTATCCTAGCCAATGGATCCTTCTTAAACCGAAAAAAATCAAGAGCATGCTTGTTCTTTAAATCCATCACACCTCCCAAACGCTTCGCTTTAGGAACAACTGTATCACACAACCACTTAACCAAGCTATTGTTTCCACTAACTTGTACTGGGTATTGTGAATAAAGCAAACTATAACTTAGAGCAACTTGACAATTTGTCCCATTTAATGCTTCTGCCCTCTTGTGAACAGCAATTGCATCACCTTGTTGAACTAGTAAATCTTTAACACCATGACGAACTAGAATACTATACGCCTCATTTCTCAATCTTACTTCACATTTATCATCCAAATTCTTCCAATTCTTAATCTTTGATGAACATTTTTGACCAAACCTATTATCACCCTTTAAAATATGCGAGTATTTCGGATAATCTGGGAATCTACTAGGATCAGTTTTTTCACGAACAACATCACATAGTATTTTGGGCACATCATGACGCCACTTACTCCAAGATGTCTCTTTTAATGAATTGATTCTTCTAACTTCTCTACTACGTAATAAATCGAATAATAACGCACTTCGTTTTTTCTTATCCCTTTCTTGCTGTATTTCTGACAAAAAGTAATCATCACCAGTGTATTCCAGATTATTAACTATTAGTGATAGATTGTTTTTCGTTCTTTTTTGACTATTTAATTTAAATTCTTTTTTATTTTTTATTTTTTTATTTTTATTCATTTTTTCATTTTTTATATTTTTTGTTTCTTTTTTATTTTTTATAAAACCATTGCCTGTTGTTTGACTGGGTGACAATATTAACCCAGTGTCATATGACGTCATTGGCCAGGTGGCAATGATGTATCAACACCATCGCCTGCAGTTTTTTCTTCAAAACTTGCCACAATACCACTAACACCACGACCACGATCAATAACAGTCACTTTATCAGCTGTCTTCGGATTTACAGCTCTATCATGTCTTATGATCTCTACGGGATCGCTTTTTGTTTCAACAACTTCACCGGCTTTATGTATTGGCACCTGAGTTTTATCATGCAATGACTCAGATTCATTGTTCTCAGGTGAATTAAACCAATTACCATCCAGATTACCAGTGGCTAAACCCTCATCATACTTAGCTAAACGCATAGTTCTAATACGTGCATTTTCAAGAGCATCAGATGCAAAGGTTCGAACCCGACTAACCTTTGAATTTTCTTGCAACATTTTCCGCACTCCAACAAATTCAGGTCGACCAACAGTAAAAGAAAATACATTACTAATCATCTGATCAGGTAATGGTGTATGTTCAACTACAAGATTTAAATCATCGTCATATGTGACTTTTTTAACACGCATACCTAAACCATCACCTTGATACATCAACTCAGCAGGTGCTGGAATCCATGAATGTCCACGCCCCCACAGATAATCTGAAATAGGTTCACTATCGCTTCTACGCTGATCAACTGTCTTACCACTTCTTGAAAAATGCATACTCTCTGCAACAAATTGACGAGGAACAATACAACCAAGCCCATTTTCAGGGTGCATTGATAAGTGCAACATTAAACCACTTGTACGCGCTGAACGCATAACAGTCCCAATATCATAACTACCTCC